TGTAACTGTACTCCAAGAAAGAGTCGCCGAGCCGTCAGTTTTTAAAAATTGACCCGCTGACCCATCCCCATCTGGAAGGGTGAAAGTGGTGCTTGTTGTAACGCTTGAGGGAGCTTGAAACTTTAAAAAATGTGATGCGTCATCATCTTGAAAATGCAAAACATCTAGACCCGTTGTTCCCGCAACAAAGTCTTTTAGCTGTTTCATATTCTCCCTGAAAGCATCGTTTACGCTTGCAGGGGTCATTGCATTTTCGGCTAATGATATCCCATTCAGCTCAGTATTAGACGAAGCCGTTGCGGAATATTCGGTTAGTTTTACTCTTGCCATCTTTTACCTCTCAGATAATAAACCAGTTGGAACAGAACCCGCTGAAGGAGCTAGTAATCTAATATTAGGCAACGTTGACGTTGCTAAGTTTCTGGTGACTCTGTTCATCAATGGCTGATATGCCCCACCAACTAATGCGCTTGTTGGGAGCGCAATCATTGGATCTAGTATAGTAGCCCCGCCAAGAATACCCGCACCCAAAAGTCTGTCAGTTGTTCCGCTGTTTCCTAATTTTTGAGGAACAACCCTTTGAGCCGCTACTGCTAAATCTTGCAAATCCGCTTTACCCCTCGCAAAATCACCTTTTCTCAAAGTTTTATCTGCTTGTCTTACGCCGCTTAATAGCTGACTTGCAGTGAACTCTCCCCCATCTCTTGCGGCTGAAATAGTTGCGGTTTGCATCGGCAACAATCTTTTAAAACTTCTGTCCAATCCATCTAATGCTTTTTTCTGTGCAGGATTTTTTGATTTTAAAACCTGACCTAGCGATATGCTTGCCGTTTGAAAAGCCTCTCCTAGTTCACGTTCTGGCGCATTAGGGGATGACATAAAATCCCTAGCTTTTTTTCGTAATTCGCGTTGAGCTTGTTTAAAATTATCTCCGCTAATTGCTTGATCATCTGCCATTTTCCCATAGATTCTATCATCTATAAATTTTAAAAAAGTTTTCGATTGGTCTGGGGTTAACGTCTCCGCTTCAGATAAAACCACATCATCAAAAGTCGAAACCAAATCTTTCTTATTTGGTAAATCTAATTCTGGAAGTAACTTTTTGTATCCCGCGTCTATAACTCTGGCTGTTTCTTCAAATAAATCTGTGCCTGTCTTACCTTTTAGACTCACATCTACATCGATGTGTTTTAACATTGGATCTAGCACTTCTTTTGCTACCACCTCATCAAAGTCTAATTTGGCTTGATTTCTTGCCTGCTTAATTGCACTTCCCGCAAAAGGTAGGCTTGTCGCCATCTCCTCAAGTTTATTTATAGAACCCCCAAAAGTCTGCCCAGTGGTCAAACCGACTCCTTTGTCTAAAAGTTTTTTTGCCTCATCTTGAACAACTGGCGCGACCTTTGAAACCAACGCTCCACCGCCTGCCCCAAGTGCGCCTCCAATAGCTTTTTCAGATAAACCCTCGACTGATGTATAGTCACCCTCAGACGATCCAACACCACTTGCACCACCTAACAACCCGCCTACTTTTGCCGCGCCTGTTACGCCTAATCTAGCTAATCCTGCACCGCCCAACAAAGCTGTCGGGATAGAACCCGCTATTTCAGAACCATAAGCTAGAACTCGTCGGTCTTTTCTATATTGATCAATTTCCTCTCTTATCTCATCAACGTTTTTCCCTGTGATAAGAGATTCAAGTTCATCACCAAAACCAAATAATAAACCCTGCCCTAAAGTTGACCTTATAAAATCCCTAGATTCTTCTCCGAGAGTGCGCCCAGTATCTTTAATAAAACCTTTTTCACTGTCCCTTGTTTTTGTTGCCGATAAAGGCTTTAGTTTTTTAGTCATCAATCATCCTCTATTATATTCAATTGTCCATTCACTAAAACATAAGTTCCAACATCGAACTGATCTAAATCAGCATTTGGTTCTATAACGATTGGATTTAAAACTGAGCCACTTTCAGGCAAGTAATTTTTAATAATATTAGCACTGTTCAAACCATAGGCTGTTGACAGGTTGGAAATGTCATCAACTAACTCTTGTTGGCGTGGGGAATAACCTTTGAACTGTTTAAGAGCGGCATCATAAAATTCCCCTCTTTGAGTGTCATTTAATCGAGTTCCTTTGAGTGCCATGTTGTAAGCATTCATCACTCTAGAAGGAACTCCCGTTGCGTTTTGGGCTGTAGCAAATTCCCCCTCTCTTACAACTGATCTAGGGTCTATTGTTTTCATAAAACCAAAAATTAATGCAATATCGTTTGCCGCAGATTTTTCTGGATTTAAAACTGCGTTTGTTACTTTCTGAAATCCCGTTCTAGCCTCTAAAAAATCTTTCGACCCATCAGTATAAAGCTTCCTAACTTTGAGTTCAGATTCCATTTCTTTTTGTTTTTTCTCGGCATCGGTTTTTGCTGATGCTCTGTCTTGTGTTAACTTTTGCAAATCAATGCGAGTTTGAGTCAAAGACAATTCTCTGTTTTTAAAATCATCATCAATAGCATCTCTTGAACGATCATAAGTCAACTCATTGGAATATCTTGTATCAGCAAGAGCGTCTCGCGAAGCTCTGTAATCATATTCTTTTTGCAATCTTTCTAATTCTTCTTTTCTTTTTTGAGCTTTTGTAAATTCTTCCATACCTTTATCTAAACCAGTTGAAAACGCACTTCCAAAAGAGACAGGCTTTCCAACTTGAGGCGCACCCCCTGCCAATAATCCAGAAGCTAAACCCATAATCCCCTGCGTTCTCGGATCTTGAAAATCAGACCCAAGTAATCCGCGCATTCTTTGACCACCACCAATTGCCATTTAACTCATCCCCAGTAAACCGCCGCCAATCGCGCCGTATAATGGATTAAACCCAAGTGCGCTCGATAATTGCGCACCACCTAAACCACCGCCTAAAAAAGACGCGGCGGGAGAACTAAAAACAGGCTCTATAGTGTTTGAGCCTATTGTTCCACCTCCAACAATTGCCATGTAATCCTTTAGTTTTTGCGCATCGACATTCTGCTCAAAATTGAATCTGTTTACCTGATCCTGAAGCTCTGCTTGCGCTTGGGCTTCTCTAGCCGCACCAACGCCCGAAAGTTGCTCCAAATCAAGGTTTTGGATTGCAGGCGCAGATGCAAGTGCCGAGAGTTGAGCATTTAATGCGGCAGGGGCTAATCCTGCGGCTAATGCTTGCTGATTAGCACCTGACCCATATCTGCCACCGCGCTGAAATTGAGAGTTAACACTATCAATAATTGGCTGAAAAGCCGCCATCTGAAGCGGATTAGTTCCCATTAAGTTTTGCTGAACCACGCTTTGAGCTTGAGCCGTTAGACTATTTGGATCTAACGCTCTGTCTCTTATCCCAGACAATGCCATTTCGGATTCAGGCGAATAACCCACAACTGTCGATGATGGATAAAACATAGGCTTATCTGAATCAAATTGTTGCCTTGCCTGTTGTAGCCCAAAATTTAAATAGGGCATTGCATAGCTTGGGGGATTTACTTGTGTGTTGACTGTCTGCGATCCGCCGCCGCCGCCACCTTTACCCATAATTTTTTACTCCTACTGTTCCTGCTTCAACGAAGCCGTCTAACGCCTTGATCCACCCTCTTCGACCAACGATCTCACAAGCAACACAATCCCAATCTTTCGACCATTCAATTGCGTCTAATTCAATTTTTTTGAGGGTTTGAAGATTCCCGCCTGCTAACCAAAATCTCAAGGTTCTGCGCTTGGGGTAATCTATTATTTCTGTAATTAAAGCGGCATCATCTGCATAAAAAAACTGCGCATCGCCTGCTATAACTGTTTTAACTATATCATAAAAATCATGCGTACCATGAGCATATTCTAAAGCATCATCAATGAATTTCTGACTAGAATTAATCTTATCCGAAAACGCAATATCCGTAGGTTCTATCGGTTTGTGAATTATTTGCATGAGTGACTGTAAAACTGCCCTTCGCTCTCGCACTTATAAAAATTGTTCCGTTGCCAAACTCCGCAGAAGCGTTAGCAGTTGTTGGCATTAAAAGTATTACGCTGTCCGATCCCGCACGATCCTCTGTGACTTGCGTGGAAGCCGCGCTTGCAGTGCAAGTAAAAACACCCGTAGAGTTTACCTTGCCATCTAAAATATTATTTACGACCTCGGAAACTTGCCTATCCGTGAAATTCGTAGGCGGCAAGCGAAGGTAATTAGTAACCCGTGTCATCTAGCACCGAGAGGCACAGACTCGACCTCGACACCTTGCGCAAAATTCCAATCGCCTGTTAAGTTCATTCTAAAGCGATGATATCTGCCCTGCGCTCGGTGGTTTGAAAAACCATCAGCCGAGACAGATTGAGCCGTGTCAAAGCTCACAACCTCATTTTGCAAGTCTCGCGTTCCCACCTGAAGTTGCACAGTTCCCTCATTGAAGTAAGGCACAATCCTATTAACAACTGAATGCCTTCCAACAGATAACGGAATCTCATTCGTTTCTATTAAAGCGGCTTTTGTTGATCCCGTGAACGTTTGAATTTTCTTATCTTTACCACCGCCGAAGAAAAACTCCCCGCCTTTTAAACTCGATGAATCCAAGGTTATATTTATAGCATCTAAGGTGCTTGCGATATTTCCGAGGCTCTCCATAGTATAACCCGCTGTGAAAATCGGAGCTAGTGTTGTGATCCCTGAATAGATTGCATAAGACCATTGATCGAGTGCGTAATTGTAAAATAGTAAATAATCTGAAAAACCATCTGGGCTAGAATTACTTGGAAAAGACCAAACCGCTAATTGCCGCGATGGGTCAACGCTTGCCGACATATTATCCGCGTTGTTGGATTGGAAGTTTTCAAAGAACCATCTGTCAACTTTTTCAGCTCCAATCGGTCGAGTGTTTTGACCATCAAACGAATAGAATCCATCTGAACTCAAGAAAAACGTCATATTCCCAACATTGCAAACGCTGTTTGGAAAAGCACAACCTCGGCTAGATTCTACCTTGTCTAGCTGATAAATTAAAGGCGTTCCAACATAGGTTGCGCGAACGATACCTCGCTCTAGTAATATCGTGCAGTATTCACCCCCGACCAATCCAGTGATTTTTCCACTGCCAAAAATATCCTGAAAATCTGCCTGATTTGTTCCAACTGTCCAATCGGTCTCCACCCCTACACCAGACCAACGAACTCTGTTATTTTTTCTGCCTGCACCTTCATCGATATCAGCCGTCCAGATCTGATCGCGAACAACTGTAATATAATTTGCATTCGGGGCGGCTGAAGATAGACCAGAAAAGGTTGAGTCACTCGCAAGATTAAACTTTTGTATATCTTCGCTAACACCGCCCGCTGCTATTACAACATCCCCAAATTGAACGAATCTCCATCTTTCCTCGCCTGTTAAGGAAAATGTACTAGATCCCGATATATCGCTCAAAGATGAATCAGCACTTAAAAATTTGTATAAGTTGGTGTTATCTCCCGCGAAAAGAGTCACACTTCCTGTTGCATTTTTAGCCGCGAATATGCCCCTGAGTTGATCAGTAGCCGCGCCAGAGATCGGAGCTAAATCTTGCGTTGATCTGAACCCTGCCGCCGCAGGAATAACGTTTTGAGCTTCAGTCGTTCCGCCCTGAATATCAGGCTGATCAGGAAGCCACTCGGCAAATTTTATCATTGAATATTCCAACTTTGTGAATCAGGGTTTTTTATTATCCAATTTTCTGCACTTGGCGAAATACCATTCCAAACTTCTGAAGGTGATACAGCGTTTTCCCATAAAATTTCCCCAAACTGTGATGTGATAAATTGAGTAGACATTGTTTGCGAGCCAAAAAATATAGCTGTTAAATTTTGACTTTGTGAAAATTTGGATACTATGTTTGCTGATGCTGTTAATATTACATCACCAGAAGATGTTTTAACAAATAAAGTAGCAATATTACTGGTTGCGTCTTTAAATACAACTCCAGAGCCACTCAAAGTGAAATCCGATATGATAGTTGCAGATAAGGATTTAACTACGCTTGAGCTTTGACTAGTTACAAAATTAGCAATCTGTGTTGAAGACAAACCCAATATACGAATTATGTTACTTGTTTGTAAAAAATTTGCAGATAAAGATACGGATAATTTTTGGAGTCTGCTTGCGTTTGTAGTTTGTGAAAAATTTGCTGATTGATTTGAAATGCCATTGAGAATGAAATCGATTGATGAAGATTGAGTAAAATTCATAGAAATGTTTGTTGTTCCTGATAATATACCAACTCCAGCAGATATTTTACTACTAGTGCCAATCATTCTACAACTTCCAAGATGAACTTGTGTAACTTGTGTAGCAAATGGGGCTTGTGAAAAACTTGCAGAACCAAACATAATTTTTCTACCCCCAAACCTTAGTGCTACCTACATAAACCGCAGTCACTTGAGTTGAGCCAACATATATTGCAGATGGTGTTGTTGAACCAATACGGATATTTGTAGCTCCACCACTACCACCAGAAGAACCCCCACCACCAATCGCACCACCGCCAGAACTAGTTGCTATACCACCAATGTTAAAACCAAGTGAGCTAACAACTAAACTTCGATAGTACCCTAATGAACTTACGACAGGCGCAGACATCAGTAAGTCTCAATTTCAGCGGAATGCAAGTGAAACTTCTGAGCTATAGTAGCACTCTTCTCGAATGCTAAATGCAAAGCTACTAGAACACTGGTTATTTTTGTTTGACCTGATGTTGGCACACTATCTTGAGAACCACTGTTACCAGATAGATGTGAATACACTATAGTCGGTGTAGAGCTAGTATTTATAGTGTGATTTCGTGCTACAATACCTACATTATTAGGCACTGCACTATTTCTAAAATGAGCCACAGTTGTCAGTGTTCTAGAAGTTGCTGTGCCAGTAGTCTCGTAACTCATTGAAACTTTTAAACGCAAGTTATCTGAGGCTTGTGTATAGTCTGGAACTTTTAATTCAAGTGGAATGCAAGCACTTTCCATATTAGATAACGAGCCTTCGTTAGATTGATTATATCTCACCGTCAAAACATCATCACTTCCTACGGTATCATTCCAAGCTAGATGAGGTGTAATTACTGCACTACTGCTAATTTGGTGCGACCACAATAACAACAATGGTTTCCCATCATAATCATTCGCTTCACAACTAAACATGGCAAGTTTGACAGGCGTGTTATTTGTTTGGTCGTAACGTGCATCAATGGCATTTACTTGCATATCTGGATTGGTTGTTTTATAATTATTACCGTTACACTCCAGTAAACCTATATTACCAATAATAAGCGGATGTGCGGCATCACCTTTTTCTATCAAAGTATCCCACCAGTTATTGCCAGTTAGTTTTACGTTTTCTTTACAATAACTAAGACCTAACCCAGACGTTATTGCGGCGGCTGGCTGTTGATATGATGTACTGCTCCAAGGGCTTAATTTACCAACCGTGGGGCGAGAGAGATTAGTGCCGTAAGTGGTATTAGGTGAACCAGTGCCAACCCATGCTAAAACACCACCTGATGAAACTTGCCCATAATAATACGATGAGTTATTCATAAAATAGAGATTCCAACTATAGTTATTGGTATTCCCATTGAACCCAGTCAAACCAGATGCGTTATATGCATGCCCTATATAATCACCTATATGATGGTCTGAAGCCGCATAAACGTAGTAATAGTCAGGAGTATGTGTAATAGTAAGAGGTTTTTTGTAAACACAACTAGAGCCATATATATACTGGCTTCTACCAGAGCCACCACCTGTTTGGTAATATTCCACATTAGTTGTCGCACCATAAACATAATTACTTCCAGCACCCCACCAATGAAATTGGTAAACTTGGTGAGTAAAAGTAGTTTCAGAAAAGTAATTATAAACGTAGGCATAAGCACCACTCGTTCCATAATGTTGAGTTGTTATCATTGGCATACGTAATAAATCAAATTTAGACCCATCATTAGCTATGCCTAATCGCCATTGTTGGAAATTATTTTGCATACCATTTTCCAGAATACTCCAGCCATCTTGTGCTGTTGTGCTTGTCCAACCAGCACTAAACTTAATTTTAACGGAACTAGTGCCTGTTGCCATGAAATAGGTTGCACCACTTGGGAAGTTTAGTTTGTTGAAATATGTGTCTTTTAGGTGATAGAGAGTAAAAGGATTAGAATAGGAATACCCTTTAAATTGAAGTGTTTGTATCAACATCCCACAAGCGTTGAAATTCAATTGATTTGATGTACTGTTACCATTATGTGTAATAAAAAGAGGATATGTCCAATTACCAGTTATTTCCTGGCTAATAGTGTCGGCAAAAGCAAACACATGGCTTTTACTACTGCTTCCGTTACCTGAACCAGCATTCCAATTGGGAGTCGAAAAGTCTTGCGTGTTATTATTACCTCGTACCAAGATAGAACCACTTGGGAAAACATCTCCCCAGCTTTCAAACAAAGTAGAAAACGGTAAACCCTTGAATCTAAGTTCATCGCCATCGGCTAAAGCCACACTGTTGTAGGTGTGAACGGCTGGTGATGCTGTAGTTTGATTAAATAAATCACTCAAACTGAATGGAGCGGAATATGTTCCACTGCGTGTAGTTGTGTCTGTAGTTCCATTGCCTTGCGTATCAGCTTCGAGATATGGGTCACACCAATAAACAGTCATTGATTATTCTCCCATTCTTGTGCAATTCTGAAACATTCTGATAGCACTGCATGAAATGGGATGCCTGTGATATCCTCGAAAACAACAACTTCTTCACTGTCTGTTGAATTAAAACAACGTATCTTTGCTTCGTTAAAATTACCTTCTGGCGGTAGCACTTCAAAATTACCAATAATCATATCGTATCCATTAGGTTATAAAATATATTGTGTTTGCATCAGGGCTGGCTGGTAGGGCTGAAACAACAGCGATATGCTTGTTATCTACAGTATCTGAGTTTGTTGCTGTGGTAGCTGTAGCCGCATTACCAGTAATGTTAGAGCTTGTAAGGGCTAATGTTCCAGCGGTAGCTGGTAGCGTTATATCTACATTTCCACTAAAAGCAGAGTGGAGCGGCGCTTTCAAAGCGGCATAATGTGCATTGTTACTTTCGCAGTACATTCTTAATTCTGACTGTGAGCCAGCGTTTTTTATATCAAGTAAACCACCTTGTATTTCTGTATTACCAGTAATAGTTAAACTACCTGACATGGTATCAGCAGTGTCACTACGAAGAAACTGAGTGCTATCAAGGCTATCTAAGGTTTGTGCGTTTACGTTGGTTAAGTTGCGTCCATCTAATGCAATTATATGACCACTCGCATCTCTAAACACTGCCTTCTCTGCTGGCTGAGTGCAGAATATTATTTTCTCTCCCGAACCCCAATTAACAGCATTATCATTATTTGTAGATTGAAGTATGGTAGTTCTGCCTAATGTAGTACCAGAAGAAGTATATGTGCCTATACCAACTTCAAAATCAGAACCAAGAGTACACGCGTAATAAGTCGTATTACCATCACCAATGGATGCAAAACTCTCAAAGCCATTGACTGCGCCCGCAAGCGTATAAGTCGCAGTTCCAGTTGTAGCGGTGGTTTCTTTTACGCGATCTGCTAAAATAAGTGTCATTTTACTTTAACTCTATTGAAATGTTTCCAGAATTAATCCTAAAAATATCTCCAGTTTGTATCGTTTTAGGGTTATCTAATTGACCAACAAACAAAATATTGCCACTTGTAGATGCATCGGCTACGAAACAATGAGAAACTGTATTATCAGTTCCTGTGGAAGCGGAAAATTCAATATTATTGGTGTTACTACAAGTTTGACTATCAGAGCTTGACGAAGCCAAAGTCCAGTTTGCCGCCGTGACTTGCTGACGAGCATATGCGCCAAAGTTTGCCTCTGTTACAGAACCTGCCTCCGCGTCAGATACTGCTGTTGCTAAACCCACGTAAATCGAATCTCCTAGCGTTGAAAATGAACCCGCGTTATTTTTAAATATTAAACTAAGAAGTTTATTTTCTAGATAAGTTGTTGCCGCATTTGTTGTTGCCATTTTATACTCCTAATTTGCTTGGTTTGCGTAAATTGATGACATACTCAAAGAGCCAGTTCCGTAATGACTTCTTTGCTCATCGGTGCGAATTTCTTCAATAATTCTGCTGAATTTCTGGTCGTAAATATTCGCTGAATTTTGATCCATGAGGTAGAGATAAGCCTCTACCAAACTCCCCATCAAATATGCGTCTGGGTGTCGAGTGAGCATATCATTTGTTGTATTGCTATCGCTTAGAGCTTGCAGGCTTCCAATATAAATGATTTCTACGTTGTAACTCTCGTCTGGAATTGGTCTAAGTTTTAACTCACTTCCGACGATAGAATAGGCTTGCGGTTTCCCGTTAGTGTTCCCTGAAAACTCGCTATCTAGAACGTGAGGCGACTTGTATTCCAAAACAGTTGACGGCGATGTAAGTAATTTTATAAATCGCACTTCGCGCATATCTGTCGGAAGCGTTAGAAACTCATCGCCTGTTGTCAAAGCGGATTGCGCTCGTTTCTCTTGCCCCCGCGTTTCTAAGTCACGGGAAAGTCTCGCCTCTGCAAGCAATATAAAGTTTGGAATCTGGTCGGTTAAATCTGTTCTTGCTAAAAAATTAGCAATAGACGTTTTTAACTCTGAATAATTTGATATAGCCATTAGATACGCCCGCCGCCTGTTCTAAAATATTTGTTTTCGGGATCATTCAACCACTTTGCCCAATCCTTCGGATTGTCTTGCGGATGCCCAAATTTCTCTCGCAGTTGCATATATAAAAGATTTGGAATGGTTGCGACCTCTTGATGATGCTTCTGTGTATTACCAATCAATTTCCCATATTTCCAATCGTTCATTCGCTTTTTATTTGAATCAATAATTGGATCAACGTGCTGATTTTGGATAATTGACTTCTCGCCATCGCGGTTTATTTCCATGAAGGTTTCTTTGCCAGAAGCTTCATCTTTTGAAATAAGTTTTTTCATATTTACCTCATAAAAAAAGGCGGTATAAAACCGCCTCTTTCTAATTGTCTGTTATTAAGGATTAAGAACCATTCAACCCTATGACTGCCGCATGAGCTTTTGGAGCATCTGGCATTAACGTCCATTCACACAAGATTTGTGTTTTGGTTGCATCAGCCACGCCTGTTTCTTCTTGCTCAACGAAGTTTCTTCCGTTTATTGCGCCGACAGCAACATGGTCAGGGTCAATCAAATAAATTCTATCATTGGACATGAATCTTGATGGAATAACCTCTAACTGTCCAAAGTCATTGAACAGAACTGAGACAGCCCCATTGAAACTGACAGGCTTTGATTGCGTGGTGTTAACTTGGTTAGTCACCAAATTTGTGCCTGACTGCGTTAAATCAGAAATGTTAGCTCTATTGGTCGCACTAGCAACTAGAAGGCGAGGATTACCCCCGTCTGTCCATGCAAGTTGCATAGCGTTGTCAATCTTTGCTAACGTTAATGCC